GATTAGTCTTACGCCAGATCATTGTGTCGTGGAGATTAAATCCTGCATCCTTTAATCCAAGTGCTTGCCTAAAAGATGTACCACTTTCAGTACCATTTACAGTTTCATCTCCCACTATCCATACCAATACACCACCAGGTTTAGTAACTTCATATAAAGATTTAGCAACTTGTGGAAAGTTAAATGAGTATCCATTGTAAACTCTAAGTGAATCATATGGTGGAGATGTAACTGTTAGATCTATAAAGTCATTAGGCATAGCTTTCATAGTCTCTAAACAATCTTCACCGTAAATAACATTTAACTCCAAGGTGTCTCACCACCTAATTTGTTTTGTAACTTACGCAGGGCTGAGTTACTCCTACGATCAGCAGTAGAGACAGCACACTCTAAATACTGTGCTATCTGTTGTAAGGTATAGTTATCGTAATATCTCATCTGTAATATAGTTCTATCCTCTTGCTCTATACTTAAGTAGGCTTTTTTTATATCTATCAAAACCGCAAGAAGATTGCCACCTTCAGAGGGGGTAGATTGTTTACGGGGTGTGCCATCGTTTATCATCTCTTGTGCTTGTTCTAATACATAACCCTCAACGATTGATGCAATTACAAAGGGAATTAATTGGGCGATAATACTTGTGTCATAAAAAACTTCATCACTGGTTTTATAACCTATCTTGCGAGCTTTCTCCTTGCGGGCAAACCGTTCTGCCATACGCCGCATCTGCCAAATAATTCGTTTTTCATTTTGTTCCCGTTGGTTTGGGTTAGGTTCATTTAATAATTCATTAAACTGCTCAGCTCTACCAATAGCCCAAAGATAACACTCCTGTTTTACATCCTCTTTCTCTACCCAATTTTTAAACTTATTATGAATTGCGTAGGCAATTGATGGAACTAACTCATAAATAGTAGGATGTAATCTTGATGTCATTCACAGTCCAGCGTGGGAACCTCTGGCCATTTACCATCTAATACCATAATTGCAATAGCTGAATAGTTAAGTAGATCCATAAAAGAATCTCGTAATGACTCATTACTTGGCTTAACCTTGCTATCTACTAAATTATTAATACGAGCAACCTTGTCCCACATACGCACTCGCAAGCCATTGATGGGGCCACCTGGAGATCTTGCAATATTTAAAGGACCGTAATCGTGATGTTTAGTTATAAGTAAATTACCGGCAGCATCTAAAACAGACCACATATCTGAAATAAATTGATCATCTACTTTTTCATTAAAAGTTGTACGATTTTTATTATGCTCTTTTCGTAGTTGATCTTGATGGTAAAGATCTCTTAGATCGCCAACCATTCTATTACTGCCATCTGGTCGGATCTCTTCATACATTAGGCACTCCTATAATCCGTCTTGTCTGATCTACGCCTTGGTTTAAGTATAATTCATTAAGATCCATACCAGCAGGCAACGACACGATAGTTGCGTTAATAACTTCTTGAGCTACTCTTCTTGAAAATTCTGCTCCAGGATTAGTGCCATCCTCTCTAATATCATTATCACCTATTACAAATATCTTGCCATAACCCTGTAACATCCTATTGAAATGCTCTTTCCAAGCAGCTACCCCTGGCACTCCAACTGCCGGTAAACCTAAGATTGCAGAACAAACAATGGTATCTAATTCACCCTCACAAACTGCTATATATTCACTAGGTAAAATGATGTCAGATACATTGTAAAGATGGTTTTTTTGACCCAATGGTGAGCCATACTTAGGTTTATCATTACTTAATCTTCTAAACTTAAAGCCAACACAATACCCAAGAACTGTTATGTATGGTATGGATAACCAGTTGCGAAAACACTCGTGACCTGCTGATGGGTCCTGAACGGTACCAAGGTGGTACCGCCGAGCTATGTCCTCAGATATCCCACGATCTTTTAGAAAAGCCACTGTCTCTTCGTTTAGATTTTGACTGTAGCGTAGAGCCGCTTCCAGCGAGGATTTCAATTGCTCTGATGAGGGCATCTTTAAACTCCAAACTCTCTTTGAAACTAATTATATTTACTGCATTACCACCTTTACCGCAAGTGTGGCAGTAATACAAATTGTCGTAGGTATTAATTACCGCACTTCTTCTTACGTCATTATGTAATATACATTTGACATTACTAGCCTTACCCTCCCTTACCTCACCTCCATAATGTTTTATTACTATTCCAATGGGTATTGAGTTCGCATCGGTTCTGCCAATAACTTTCCCAAACTTCCTACCCCTGGTCCAGTCTGATGTTGGCATCCGCAATCTCCTTTACATTTGAGGTGGTACCTATAAGCTAACTTATAGTGGCGTTTGAGATTCTCTGCGCCACCCTTCCTACAATAATCACAGATCATTTTTTTCTCCGAGCCATTGTTTTAGATCTTGTATAACCCAAGTCTTTTCTATTCCTGCGTTTCGCCTTTTGAATAGAACATAAGACAAAGGCCGATCAATACCACGATGCTTAGCATAATTGTTAGCCTCAGTTTGCGCTTCATCCCAAAACTCCTTTAAATTTAATTTTTTAGTATTTTTTAATTCAAAGATGTAAGTTTTACCAGCAATAATAACTACTAGATCTCCCTCATCTTCCTTACCTGATAGCCGTAATCTATCTGCTACTACGCCCATCTTTCTAAACCATTTCATAACACTGCTTTCAAATACAGTGCCTTTAATCTTATTGTATCTGGGATTCAAGTAACGCATCCCTTCTATACATTTGACCTACCACATTTGAATCATTGATTTGACAAACTATATAGTTAACAAACAAACTAACATACTCTGAACCATCTGCAATATGTGGACCAAACCTATTTTTAACTGGTGATACTCGTAATATATTTTCCTTAACATCAAAGGCTAATGTAAGAATTAAAGCAGGTAGCTGAGAGACCTTACCGTGAATAGCCCTACGAGGTGGTGGATAATTAATTTTATACTCTGAGTGTTCGCTAACGTGGTGTAAGACCAGTACACAAGCCTCAGTATTTCTAGCTAAATCGTGGAACTCGACCATAATAGCTCTAAGACCTGCCCACTCATTATCTGTTTCAGCCATTACATTCATTAAGTTATCAATCACAATCAAGTCAGGTGAAACACCAAACAGTTCTTTATACGCTTTTACCTCTAATTCAATATCATCTAATGATGGTGATGAATCAAAGACAAACTGTATATTCTCCATACTGGCTAAGTGTTTATCGTAATAATGACGATTATTATTCAAATTACTCTCCACCATTTGTTGACTATGACCTGATAGATGAGAGGCTGCTCTTATCATCACAGTTGCGGTGTCTGTATCAGCAGAAAAAAATAAGGTAGATACTTTTGCTTTGATAGCGTAGATAAGTGCAAACATACTCTTACCGGCATTTGGCGCAGCAGCTACCATACAAACCTGACCTTTACGAAAGTGAATATGTTGCGATGCAAGACTTTGCCATACATCAGGTAGTGGTGTTGCATTACTGACATTACCACGCCAAGCACGATTAAGGTTAAGCAACATTACCCTCTCTTGGTAAAACAATACCTTTAGCTCTTCTAATTACTTTTCTTTGATTGGCTGAAAGACCGCCCCAAACTCCAAATTCTTCTTTGTATATTCCCCATTCTGCACACTCCGTAAGGTGGGAACATAACTTACAGAAGTTAGCAAGTTTTTTAATGTGGAGTTTGCCTATCTGATTTGTTTCAGGGTAGAAAAACTCCACACCAATTTCGGCACAAATAGGGTTCTCATATTCCCAAGGAACCCTCATTGTTTATTTTACAAAGATTGGATCAACTACTACGTAACCCTCAGGTTTGGCTACTGGTTTTGGACCTTTTGTTGGATCAAACCAGCCCTTGTAAGGTTTACCATTCTTAGATATTCCTGCTCCAAATATCATTTTTCCGTTAATACAATCGGGGGCATCACTTCTACCATAAGTCCACATAGTGCCATACTTATCTTGCAGAGTTTCACCACCACCAGTTGTTATATTAGAAACGGGAGTAGCGTTTAAAACTTTTTTTGCATAACTGATTGCTCCACCACCTGATTGATTGGTGGTACCCAAAGAACTACCAGTGCTTGTAATTAGTGTTGATATATCTGAAATAATAGTCAAGGATGACTCTAGTTCAGCTTGTGTTGTTGCATATATATTAATCAAAGTTCCATCAGACAACTTATAGTTGATCTGAAACTTTGTGCTTTCAGGTGCAGCCATTATTTTCCTCCATTTTGTTTGACAGTTAAGCGCACGGTTTCCTGTCCATATTTTTTTGGTACCCAACCGATAAGTTTTTCTACCTCATCGGTATCTACTGATTCTCGACCTGCAATAGTAGTCCAATTGATACTGATACCACTGTTGGTCTGACCAGTAAATCCTTCTAGCGAGCTTCTCATACTATCTCTTTCTGCAGTTAACTCTTTAATCTTTGTATCTAATTGTAGATATTTTAACGCATTTTTGTCTACCTCAAGATTGTCAATATATTGATCATTGATTATAATTTCTTTTTTTATACCAGTGCATCCAACCGTGCCGGACTCATCATAGTACTTGCAGTATAATTTGCAATAACTAGGATCACGCTCAGGCTCTGGGGCTATTGCGCTCTCTTTGATAGCAGCCAACCAATTAAGTGCATCTAATGCTATCTTTTCATCATATGGTTCGCTGTGTATTTTTACATCTCGTTCATCACCATCTCTAGCTATGGCTACTAAATTAACATTTCGAACGACCCCAGTGTTCGACTTGTCAATCAAATAGCCATAAACTTGAACTTGCCAACGCTGTTGTAAGGTTGGAAAGTAAGATAAATTTTTTATCTTTATAGTTTTCCAATCTACTACATCGCCAGTTGAAGGTATAAATAAATCTATGTGAGCCTTCATCCCATTGTATTCAACATTTGTTTCAACTACATATTTACTACCCTTTGGATCAATTAACTTGATCGCATCCTCGATACTGCCGTGAATAGCAGTACCCATCATCGCTGCTAACTTAAACTCTTCCCTATTAGTTACTGGTCTATTATTTAAACGATACCAAACCTTACGCCTACAACCACCAAGCTCTGATGGACCAACCTCTGTTTGATTTGTTCTAGCCCGTTGGTTGTCTTGATTACGTAGGGCATTTATTAACAAGTCCCTTAAATTCATATCACCCTTCTCATTTTCTAAACTGAGTCTTTATGTTTGGTGTGCCACCACACCATACGTTGTATTGTATAGCAATATTAATTGCTTTTTTTGCAACACTAGCTGCTCGGGCGTGTCTTGTTATTTCACCGCTTAAAGCTACTAGCGCACCAAGAGCTACTCCACCACCTGAGCCTATACCGTAGAAACCTCTATCATCCCTCATATACCCATAATCATCACTGATCTGATACAAACTACCATTAAAACAAATTAAAGCATCCCATCCAGCATCATCATCATTTTTATTTTTAGGCGTGGGATCATAACCAGCATCGGTCAGAGTTTGTTTAATTGAAGGTAAGATTCTAATCATCATAAAGCGGTCAGGATCTTGGGTTTTAACTATCTTTGGTGGTTGCCATAGGTTATTTAAAATATCACCAGCTATAGCATCACCTGCTACTGCAATAAGATAATCATCAATCTTAACTATTTTATCGCAACCCTTGGCGATATAAGGTTTATCATTGTAGGTAGTCATAGAATCTGAGGCTAAGACACACCAGCCCTTACCTTGAATACCTACGATGGCTGTCATTGCACCCCTATCTACCTTGAAAATAATGGTAACACTGGTGACTGACAGTGTTGATGAGGATAGCACGACACGCCGTGAAACAAACGTTATCACTTAATAGTCCAAAAAATTTGTTATACTATGAGCCGTAAGGCGAATTTAAACGGTAGCGGCGCTCTGTGCGCCGCCTTAAGAGCTTCAGGGATGCTCCGTCTACCACGGCTGCGGAAAAATAAACTTCCGCCTAAGTTTGGTACAGACCTGCGTTCTTTGGGACCATTACATATTTGTCCCTGCGGTTCTAAAGTATTCTCAATTCTAGCTACCTTTGATAATTATGAAATATCCTGGTATTTATTAGATGCAACCTGTGCTAATTGTGGCAACCTAGTTATAGTGCCCTGCCCTGTGGATGATCCTAGTAGGAATTGCTAACCCGTAATAGGCGATTTAAGCCCCTTTGTTTGGGCTACCCATACATTATCCCTACCCTGATCTGAAACAGGCTCAACTCGCCATCTGGTGCAGTTAAAAAGGGCATAAAAAAAGAAGGGCGCTGGGTAAGCGCCCCTCTTATGCCTCGCAGGATATTAACTTAATTCGAGCCTATGCCGTACTCCTTCTCAGTTTTATCAGCCCATTTAGCCAATGGAGCAGTGACAGAGCCAATGAGGATTGCATATTCAGGAGCGAGGTTGGCAGCAAGTGCTAGTCCCATTGTTACAGCAGATGCTAATACAGCTCGTAGGTAAGACTTAATTGCAGCCTTAGTTTTTTTACTTTTTAATCTTGCGATTAATTTACTCATATCCATCCTTTACGGGCGTACAACGCCCATTACTAGGGAGTAGGAGCGTCTTCTAAGATAAACTCCATCTCCGTTTGATTGGCTACCCTTTTTGCTATCTGAGGTATTACCCTCGATAACATTTAAATACTTCAAGGTAGTGTTATTGTATTTTACTATCCCAACGTGATCAGGCTGTGCATCTTGATCAAATTGGAAAAAAACTATATCACCAGGTTGGGCCTTACCAACGGGTATTAATTTATTTTTCTTAATAAACCATTTTAAGCCTATATCACAGGAGGCAAAGCCTTTGCCGTTTTGAGCCGTTACCTTAGCAAGCTCTCCGGCTTGGTAAAAACACCAAGATACAAACATTGCACACCAAGGTTGGTTGTTAGCACCAAACCATTTGCCATATTTGGTGTCGTTATTCTTACCCTCTTTGTACCCTATCTCAGCCTTTGCGATACTACAAACTCTCATATTGACCACCATCCCTTGTATCCAGACTCAGGATTATCTTGCAACCATTTTTCTCTTAAATAGTTTTGTCTAGGCCAGCATATGTCGTGGCTTTCGCACCCACAATTTTGGCAATCATTATCCTCTGTAGTCATTAATTTTCTTTTCTGGTAATTATATCGTAATGGAAGGCGTTTGAGTCCTCAGTGCTCCACTTCTTTTTGTCTTCAACATCCCACTTATATTCGTTAATAATCCTATGTATGAGTGGATTGCCATACTTAGTAGTATAAGATGGCTCAAATACAAAGATTCTATTATTGGGTTGAATAGCATAATTGCCATCATCTCGCTCAATAACGTGGCCGCACTTATGCTCATCAGGTGTTTCAGAGTATCCATCATCTAACCTATTACTATCTGGGTTATGCCAATCTAAAGTAAAAAGATACTTGCCATTAACCTTTGTCTTGTTCCTGTCAACATAATGCAAACTTAGATTGGTTAAGTTCGCAAACTTAGTAGCTGTTATGTATGGACTAAATGAGTTCCATAAAACTAAATTATATAAGCTCTCCTCCGGTACACCTGGTGTTTTGCAGAAGGCATTGATGGGCATACGCCACCATAGACCACCATCTTCCATCATAAAATGAAAGAGTGGGCTTCTATTTTGTACACTGCTTACCCCA